GGCATTATGAATCTGAGGTAAGCAATCTTTTGCTCTGAAATAATCAGAGGCAAATGTTCCTAATTCAAAATTATAGTTCTGATCCGTATAAAAATCGTTGTTGAAAACATCAACACCAAACTTGTTACACATGAAAGATTCTTCTAGGCTGGTGTAGTTGAGCTTAGTAACGAACTCTTTGTGAGTCTCCATCATTTTCTTTAGATTCCTTGCCTGCTCAAGATGCTGTGTGTAAGGTGCTTTGGTCATCAAATTAGTGCAGTACAGAAAGAAGGTGAATGTGTTAAGGTTATCTATTTTGCAGAAGGCAAAGAAGTTGTCAACAGTTTTAGATTCACTTGACTTCTCTTCAATGGACTTTACAAAGCCCATTACATCAGTGGAGTATGTGTAATATTTCTCTTTGATGGCCATCAATATGTGAAGTTGAATTGCATCTTGTGGGACACATGCAAAGGATGGCAGCAGCTTATCAATTGCGCTATATTTACCTAACGGGTTCACTAGTAGGTACCGCATGTTTCCTAGCATCTCTTCAGTACTACGCCTGTTATTAATAGCAAGCAAGACAGGAAAAAGGTAATTATTAAACAACTGCTTTCTTTTGGATGCGGTGACCCTAGCAAGTCCGTTAGTAAGAAATGATAGACACTGAGAAAAAAAGCTGCTCTTGTCAGCCAGAACTGACTCATGCAATACTGACCAACCATATTCAATATATACAACATTGTCGATAGTGTAGAATTTTGTTGTTTGGCTAAAGAGTTGTGTATATTGCATAAAAAATGCAGGAACAGGATGGATAAGTTTGTAGATCCTAGATTGCTTTGTTGCGAAAACCTTCTGGCCACCCTTAACAACCAGGAGACAGTTACCCCACCCGAGATTGCTTACGGAAAACTCATGTGTGTCACATTTGTTCTGGGAGTAAAACAGTAGCTGGTCAGTGAACTCCTGTATGAATCTTGCTATACTAAGCACATTTTTCCCATTCAGTTCTTCACATACCTCGCGGTGCTCCTTAAGCATAAATCTCTTTATGTAATTCATTGAATCCGTGTCCTTCCCGGGGTTCAATATTTCCTCTAAACTCCTAAAAAAGCTGGAACTGTTGACATCTGACATGTAGCCCAGGCATGACTTTATGAACTCAACAGCTAGATGATGTTTGTCCTTGCAGATACCTCTGGTCTGTTGCTTTTCTCTCTTTTCCATCCAATTCAACAACCGCTCTTTTTCGATTTTCTCCTGCAGATTCTTTCTGCTCATTGGGCAGATCACATTGGTATTTACTGCATTAACGCTCCTCTTTAGGAAACGCTGCTCGCTTTTTATAGCTTCATCAAGCTCTTTTGCTGAGTTAGATAGGTCTTTATCATCAGATTTGATAGCTGCCCTCAACTTAGGGATTTTGTCACCCTTCTGTTTCACTATTCTGAAATACTCTTTCTCTGCCTGTGTTTTCCTGTTCACTATTGATTCAGGTATCTCTTTTCTAGTAGAAAATCCTTTCCTATTCTTTGCCTCTAGAACATATATTAGCAATTTATCTGTTGTATAAGACTTAATAACATTCAGCCAGCTATCAAACCCTGATTTATCGGTCAGTGCATCAAACTCAACGAAAGGGAGAGTGAAAGGGTTTTTAGGTGTTCGCTCAGCAATCGAATCAAACTTCTTTTCTAACTCAATTGTGTAGGCATTTATTGATGCATTTAACATTTGAACTCCCACCTTGTGTTTGGACAGGATGTCAACAGTGCTAAGTTTTAGCAGGATGTCCTCATCAGAGAACTCTTTATTTGTTTTCAGTTTATGTAAGTCCTCAGTTTTAATGCTATTTTCCTGCCCTGGAATTTCTTCGTCTGATGCATTGATCTTCTCCTCTCCTTCACTTTCATAATCAGATGTATCAGCCCAATTAAGAGTCCTGGGTAACTTACTCTCATAAGCAAGGATGGCAGCATTAAATAATAGTTCAAGTTTGTTCGCACTGATATAGAAATCATTGCTATGAGTCATTAGTCTGAATGCAACCCAAGCTGCATAAGCACCACATTTTGGATTTTGGGGGTCGGCTAAACTTAACATCTGCCCATTAACAGTGAGGTTGTGATTCACCAGCATAGATTGCCTAGTCTGGACTAAGTGGTTGTCTGCGGATACTGTATCATATAGTGTGACAATACCACCATCTAGAACACCAGTCAGAATGTGTAAATGATCATGCACTATGAAACAAACTGGCTTACCTGTGGCCTGATTCAAC